ATCAATCTGACGGTCTTACAATAGCCAAGTTACTAGCGGCTAAGAAAAGATTTGATGAAAAGGACGTAGACCCGTCAATATCAAGGTATATCGTATGTGGCCCACAACAAATCTCTGATTTGTTAAACACCACTGAAATCAAAAATTCTGATTTCAATACGGTAAAAGCTTTAGCTCAAGGACAAGTGGATTCATTCTTAGGATTTAAATTCATTACGTCTAACAGACTAAAACTTGATGGAACCAATACCGATGACAGACTGGCTTATGCCTTTACTCAAGATGCTATTAAATTAGCAATTGGTAAAGATGTACAGTCAAAAATAGATGAACGTTCTGATAAGAATTACAGTACGCAAGTTTACTATTGTATGTCAATTGGTGCAACTCGTATGGAAGAAGAAAAAGTATTTCAAATTCCATGCCACGAAGCATAGAAAGGAAGGTAAATTATGGGTACTAAGAACTCAACTTTAGTAGCTAATTTTGAAGCTGTACCAACAGTTAAAAATAGTGCTGCACTTCTACATGGCGTGGTTCGTGTAGCACAAGGAACTATAGCTCTTGCCGCTGGTGATAGTGATGACAATGATATTGTTATGCTAGCACCAATACCAAGTAATGCTGTTGTGTCTCAAATATTTGTAGGTTCAGATACGCTTGGCGGATCTTGTACTTTCAATGTTGGGATTTACACAGCTGCTGGAGCAGTAGTGGACGAAGATTTATTTGCAAGTGCGGTGGCTGATGCTGCTGCATTGGCAGATCTTCGTTTCGAAGCTGCAAACATCAACACGGCTGGGCAGAAAATGCACGTCCTTGCTGGTGATGCAGTGGATCCTGGTGGGTATTACTATATAGCTGCAACTATGCAAGCTGCTGGTGGTACTGCTGGTGACATGTCTTTTAACATTCATTATGTTATTAACTAGACACTAAAAATTTAAGGACAGTCGTTATGCGGCTGTCCTTAAAGTTATCAAATTATTTATAAGGATTTCAAATGGCAAAAACAGGTTTATATGCAAACATGAACGCTAGAAAAAAAGCTGGCACATCAAGATCAAAATCAAAATCCACTGTATCATCTAAAGCATACAGCAATATGAAAGCTGGTTTTCCAAAAAAGAAAACATTAGTAGGATAATATGACATCAGTAGTAGAAATTTGTAACTCAGCTTTAAATAGTTTGGGTGCAACTAACATCACCGCACTTACAGAAGATTCTAAAAATGCCAGGCTATGTAATCAACGGTATGAACCAATCCGTGATGCAATTTTTAGAACGCATTATTGGAATTGTTTAATCAAACGAGTACAACTAGCAGCTGATACCACGACACCAGCATACGAATTTGCCTATCAATACACGTTACCATCAGACAGTATTCGAGTTATGAAAATTGGTGGTTATCACAATGGCTCATCATCAGACTTAGACAGCGGTCAAAAATTTAAAGTTGAAGGTCGTAAAATTATTACCGATGAAGCTGAAGTATTTTTAACGTATCTGGCTAAAGTTGTAAATCCCCAGGAGTACGACACATTATTAGTTGAAACTATTGGTGCACGATTATGTGCAGAAATAGCTTATGCTATTACGCAATCCACTACTGTTGCAACACAACTACAAGAAATTTATCAAAGCAAACTAAAAGAAGCACGCTTTGTGGATGCTACTGAAGGCACTCCATATAGCCTAGACTCAAGTTCATTTATTAATTCGAGGTTTTAATGGCTAAGACAACTTTTGCCTTTACCAGCTTTGCTGCTGGTGAACTATCTCCACGTTTAGATGGTCGAACTGATTTACAACAGTATTTCAGGGGATGTCGTACTTTAGAAAATATGACAGTACATCCACACGGAGGAGTTTCCAGACGACCAGGTACCGTTTATGCCAGTGAAGTCAAAACCAGTGGTAATTCTACACGACTAATCCCATTTGAATTTTCAACTACACAAACTTACATGATGGAGTTTGGTGATGAGTATGTACGTTTTTTTAAAAACAACGGTATTATTACTGAGTCAGGCAAAACCATTACAGCTATTACTAAAGCTAATCCTGGAGTAGTTACTGCTAACTCTCATGGTTATTCTGCTGGTGATTATGTAATCTTAGCTGGAATTGTTGGCATGACTGAACTTAATGGCCGACAATTTAAAGTAGGTACTGTTGCAACTAACACGTTTCAATTGCTAGATATGGACGGCAATAATTTTAATACCTCAGCCCTAACTACTTATTCTTCAGATGGCACAGCATTTAGAATTTATCAAATTGTATCACCTTACGATAAGGCTGATTTATTTGGATTGAAGTATGCACAATCAGCAGATGTCATGTACATCACTCACCCTAATTATCCCATCAAAAAATTAAGTCGAACTGGTCACACATCGTGGACCTTAGATTCAGTTCTATTAGATACAGGTACTGATTTTACAGTTTCAGCAATTACCAAAGCCAATCCAGGTGTTGTTACTACTTCAGCTAACCATGGATTTGCAGTTGGAGACTTTATAACTTTTAGAAGTATTGGTGGTATGACACAATTGGCTGATAACCTTTTATTTAAAGTTGGTACAATACCAAACGCTACTACGTTTCAATTGCAAAATGCAGCTGGTACAAATGTTAATACTAGTGGCTTTGGAACATTCAGTGCTGGTGGTAGTGATGTGGTAGAACGAGTTAATAACCCAGTATTAAATTATGCCACTGGCAATTATCCAAGCACCGTATCTTTTTTCGAGCAACGTTTAGTCTTTGGAGGTACTGACAACAATCCTCAATCATTATGGTTTAGTAAAGCTGGTGCGTATGAAAACTTTACCACTGGTGTTAATGCCACTGATGCTATGATTTATACCATTGCATCTAACCAAGTAAATGCCATTAGGTTTTTATCTGCTACCAATCAATTATTAATTGGTACTGTTGGTGGTGAGTTCTTAGCTACTTCAGGCAGTGTCAGTGAACCTGTAACCCCAACTAATATTCAAATTACCAAGCAAACTAACTATGGAGCTGCCAATGTGGATGCATTGCAGATTGCCAACGTTACAATGTTTTTACAACGAGCTAAAAGAAAAATTAGAGAGCTAGTCTACAACTATGATGTTGATGGTTATGTAGCACCTGATATGACAATTTTAGCTGAACATATTACTACTGGTGGTTTAATCCAATTTGCGTATCAACAAGAACCTGACAGTATTTTATGGGCTGTAAGAGATGATGGCACTTTACTGGGATTGACTTACCAAAGAAATGAAGAAGTAGTAGCCTGGCATCGACACATCTTAGGCGGCTTTGCTGACACTGGTAAAACAATTGTTCATGCTTTTAAAAGCTGGACCGCTAGTTCTAGTACTGTAAGCACAGCCAACAACACTGTCACAATTAGTTCACACGGCTATAGCACAGGTGATCCTATTTATTATTATGCTACTGCTAATGTTATTGGTGGCTTGCAAACTGACTTATTATATTTTGCTATAGCAACTAACTCCAACACACTTAAATTTGCTACAACCTCAGCTAATGCAACTGCGGGCACAGCTGTTGACATAACAAGTATTACTGGCTCAACAGTGCAGTACATATTTGAAGGTGTAAACATAGCTACTAACGTTTTATATTCAGCAGCCCATGGATTATCTACTGGTGATTATTTTTATTATCGACCAGTTGGAACTAAACTTTCAGGTTTAAGTAAAAATGCTAAATATTTTGTAAAACGAATAGACGACAACCAATTTAAAGTTTCTGCTTCATCCGATCTAAGTACATTTTTAGATTTACAATATGCTGCTTCCAGCAGTGCTACTGAAACTGATTTAATATTAACTGATGCTAAATGTGAATCAATTGGGGTAGTACCAAGTGATGATGGTGAGTATCAATTATGGATGGTGGTTAATCGTTTCGTTAATGGAGCAACTAGAAGAACAGTTGAATATTTAAATGACTTTGATTTTGGTGACACCCAGGACGATGCGTTCTTTATGGATAGTGGCTTAACT